CCGTGGTAGGCTGCGAACTCGATCGCTAGCTCGTGCCCATCCTCGCGAGCCCATTCAATTACAGCCTGGTAGTAGACGTAATTCGCCCAGCTGTTCAGGTATGTTGTATCGAGATACCCTGACAGCAACTTGTCCGGCGGTCGAATTGTCGCGCCGGATGGAGCAACAAGCGTCACGTCTTCCAGGCTTGCGCGAACCCACGAGTTGGCCGCAATGAGGTCATGCAAAGCAGCTCGCTCACTGATGCACGCGCGGAACCAGTCCTCGCGGGCGTCGTAGATCCCCTGCATGAGCGCTGTTTGGTGCTGGGCATTGAAGTCACTGTAGTCGAAGCTGGAAACCCAGTGCTGCTCGTGGCAGTATTTGAGTATCTTTGCCTCCAACTTGATGTGCTCACCAGCCTTCGCCCCAATCCAGAACGGTGCGCCAGTGAGCTGACACTGAGAAACGCTGGATGGATAAGCTGCTGCCGCGTAATGAGGCAGCGTCGGCGCGATGATCGCACGCAACTTGCCACCCAACTCGTTCTTCTTCGTGTGGCCATGAGCGACAACGTGGGGCCGTCCGTTGTAGACGCCCTTAATCCAGCTCAGAGGAAGCGTTTCGACGACTTCCTGCTTAGTTAGTCGCATCGCGACCCCGACCTCGGTGCTAATCTCACTAATCACCTCGGCCTGCCTTGGAGTGAGCTTGGAGCCGGGCGCTCCGCGCACCACCCACTCAGCCCTGTCCGCCCACCAATCTTCGATAGGCCGCACAAGGTGTTTAGGGGGAGGCCCGCTCGCAACCATCGCCTGGCTAGCAACACGCCTAGCAAATTGTCGCAAGCTCTCTCCAGTGCGGAAAGGGCGCAACGAGGGTGCTGGCTCGCTCCTCTTGCGCCATTCCAGCTCCCAATCAACTTCACCCACAGCCTTGGCTGCCAGAGTGTGCGGATACGAGAGTAGCGCAAGTAGCCCTGCGCTTGCCCGCGCTCCGCCGGGCAGCCGCCCGGTGAGTCGTAGCCGATCAGAGAACCGCTTCGCGTTGTCTTTCCACACGTGAGCGCACCCCCAGCTAGCACATTCCTCGATCATTGTCGAACGGAGATCGGCCGGCCAACTAGCTGCCCAGACCAAGAATGAACAGACTGCCTGTCTCTCGAGTCCAATGATCTGGCCCACGATAGAGACAAGAGCGGCCCATTCAGTGGTGGAGAAGCGGGGAGCCACGGTGGTTAGCACAACGCTAAGGGGCGTGCGCAGACGCACGCCAGCGCCAACGCTGGCCACCGGGAACATCATGCCCCAGGTGCGGTGGCACCGCGTCGGTGCCGGCCCGCCGTTGCGCATGTCGCACATCTCGGGAGCATGCATGATCGAACGCGGTCCGCAAGACTCGCACTTCTCCGGTGCCAGGCTTGAGTATTGCTCGCGCGAATGCACACGCGAGCAAAACACAACCTGGCGAACCGCTTCACCAGCGACACGTTCGAACGAAGGGACATTGACGTGGGCCGCAAGCTCGCGGATCCACGTCAGCGGGCCCTTTTCCAGCCAGTCGTCACCGTTGGGCGGCGCGCGCCCCCAGATGGAGGCAATTAGGGTCCTCGGCAAGCGTGCGTTTTTGCAGTTGAGCGTTATACGCCCACTACTCTCCCACATCTCAGCCTTAGTGACC